CAGTCTGCGGACTGATTTACATTGCGACAGATTATGTCTGGACCTGCACAAGGAAGATTTCCTTTATTTCGACAAAGATGGCTTTGAATTAAACATAGCCGAACAGAAATATTACACGCTAATGGGCTATAAACTTAGTCAATGTCTCAATCATAATACTTTCACTACAACCTGGTACACGAGCACAGATCCACAATTAATTATAGATCATAGTTTATTGTTATATAGATGTTCGTATGCACGAGATGCACGACGACAGTTAGAATGCCTTAAAAAATCAGTGCCGCAAGCATCATTGTTATTGAATACTGAATCTAAATGGGGATTTGATTTTGCGCTAGACAGTATAGACTCAGACGGAAATGTATTTGAAGTCTTACACATAGAATTTGATAGTAAAAATTTCATGCACTTTCAAGACGAATTAAATACTGTACAAGAACTCATTGACACAATAGATTGGCATGATGCTGCTCGAACAGTATCAGCTAATCGAGCACAATGGCAATCATTAACTGGTTTTGCACAGAATGATTGGAAATCAAAGTATATTTTGAACTGGACTAGGTCAGAATATACAGAAAAGGCTATTTGAGCTGGGCGGCTGCTGCCCTGTAGATCCGACCTCCACGCCCACCCCGGGTCTACTAAAGTGAGCGTACCTACCATTGCATTTCCCAGACTAATAGTCTATACTTAAATTTTTCTTAAGGAGTCACTATGAGTGATCGTATGTTCAGTGCTGAGCAAAAGCTCAAGCTAACACAAATCATCAACGAAGGTATCCAGGTCATGACCGAAATTGAAGACCTTAATGCTGGTTTGAATGACACAGTCAAAGCCGTAGCCGAAGAACTCGAAATCAAGCCCGGTATACTCAAAAAGGCTATACGTATCGCAGCCAAAAGTAAACTAGGTGAAACTAACAAAGACAACGCCGAACTAAATGATATTCTGGAGACAGTTGGTCGCACTCTATGAGTTACGTTGACGCACTGTTTAGTCGAGACGAAAACCGTATCTATGTAGTAGAACGAGTCGACGGCGAACGAGTTTACAAGGATTATCCAGCTAATTATGTTTTCTACTACGATGATCCACGTGGCAAATTCCGTACCATTTATGGCACACCAGTAAGTCGCTTCAGTACTCGCAACTACAAAGAGTACAACAAAGAACTCAAGATGCACTCAGGCGCTCGATTATGGGAGTCTGATATCAAGCCAGTAAATAGGTGCTTGGAAGAAAACTATCTAGGTCGTGATGCTCCTAAACTACATACAGCGTTTTTCGACATTGAGGTAGACTTTGACCCGGTACGTGGTTTCAGTCGACCAGAGGATCCTTTTAATCCTATTACTGCTATCACAGTATACTTGGATTGGATGGAACGTTTAATCACACTGGTAATACCGCCAAGTACCTTGAGCTGGGATTCGGCTACAGAACTTACTTCACGTTTTGAAAACTGCTTTTTGTTTGAACGTGAACAGGATCTTATTCAAACGTTTTTTGACTTGATTGAAGATGCTGATGTGTTATCCGGCTGGAACTCAGAAGGATTTGATATTCCTTATATGGTAATGCGTACTAGGCAAGTGCTCAGTAAGGATGATACTCGTAGGTTTTGTTTATGGGAGCAATTTCCTAAGGAACGTACATTTGAGCGTTTTGGCGCCGACCATATCACGTTTGACTTGATTGGGCGTATTCATATGGATTATATGCAATTGTACAGGAAGTACACATATGAAGAACGTCATAGTTACAGCTTGGACGCTATCGGTGAGTATGAATTAGATGAAAGGAAAATTCAATACGAGGGCACACTAGACCAATTATACAACAGAGATTTCGCTACTTTTGTAGATTATAACAGACAAGATACCTTGTTACTGGCTAAGTTAGATAAGAAACTAAGGTTCTTAGACTTGGCTAATGAATTGGCACATGATAATACTGTGCTATTGCCCACCACAATGGGTGCTGTAGCAGTAACCGAGCAGGCTATTATTAATGAAGCACACCAAAAAGGTTTAATCGTTCAAAATAGGAAAAATACAGATGGTGATACACAAGCGGCAGGTGCCTATGTTGCTACGCCCAAAAGCGGAATGCATGAATACATCGGAGCAATCGACATCAACAGTCTGTATCCGTCGGCGATCCGCGCTCTTAACATGGCGCCAGAAACCATTGTCGGACAATTGCGACCAGTCTATACCGATAGACATATTGAAGATAGAATGAAGCAAGGAGATAGTTTTGCTGACTCATGGGAAGGTATGTTTGGTAGCATTGAATATACTGCTGTAATGAATCAAGAACCCGGGCGTGAAATCACCATAGACTGGGAAACTGGTGGGTCAGACACACTATCGGCACGTGATATATATCATTTGATCTTTGAAGGTCGTAACCCTTGGATATTGAGTGCAAATGGAACTATCTTTAAGTATGACGCGAAAGGTATTGTGCCTGGTTTACTCGAGCGTTGGTATGCTGAACGCAAGGAGCTACAAGCAAAAAAGAAAGATGCTCAGACTGCTGAAGACAAAGCCTTTTGGGACAAGCGACAGTTGGTTAAGAAGATTAACCTTAACTCACTGTATGGTGCTATTCTTAATCCTGGATGTCGCTTTTTTGACAAGCGTATTGGCCAGTCGACAACTTTGACCGGTCGTGTTATTGCTAGACACATGGATGCACACGTCAATGAATGTGTCACAGGTGAATATAATCATGTGGGGTCAGCTATCATATACGGTGACACTGACTCTGTGTACTTTTCAGCATATCCAATCCTGAAGCCCGAGATTGATGCTGGTACCATGGCATGGAATCGTGATATCTGTATTCAACTATACGATACCATAGCCGACAGTGTGAACGAATCCTTTCCGGGTTTTATGGAACGTGCATTTGGTTGTCCACGTGACATGGGCAGTATAATTAAAGGTGGGCGCGAACTGATCGCTAGTAAAGGCTTGTTTATTAAAAAGAAACGTTATGCTGTACTAATCTATGATTTAGAAGGCGCTAGACTAGACACAGAAGGCAAGCCCGGCAAAGTCAAAGCCATGGGCCTAGATCTAAAACGCTCGGACACTCCTAGAGTAGTACAAGACTTTCTTAGTCATATCTTGTTGAAAGTATTGACTGGTAGTGAGCGTGAAGAAATCTATAACCTAGTACGTGACTTCAAGTTAGAGTTCCAAAAACGCCCACCTTGGGAAAAAGGTACGCCCAAACGTGTTAACAATCTTACTCATTATGGTGATCTAGAGCGTAAGCATGGCCGTGCTAACATGCCAGGACATGTTCGAGCTGCACTAAATTGGAATACATTACGACGTATGCATTCTGACAACTATAGTATGGCCATAGTTGATGGTATGAAAACCATTGTGTGCAAACTTAGATCTAATCCTTTAGGATACACATCTGTGGGTTACCCTACTGATGAAAGCCATATACCCGAGTGGTTCAAGCAGTTACCATTTGATGATGGCTTAATGGAATCTACTATTGTGGATCAGAAGGTTGAAAACTTGCTAGGTGTACTTAAATGGGATATACAAAACCATACTGATATTAAAACTACGTTTGATCAGCTTTTTACTTTTGAATGAACCGACTCTTGTGCGGTCTAAATAGATCTTATATAATACTACAAACTCAAAAAGGACTAACATGAAAGATGCATTACATGATATTGTACAACACACTAACGGCATTGGCATCGAGCTAATCAAAGTCACTGGTGATAAAAAATCCACAGTGATTAATGGTGTAGCCGAAGACCGTAGCGTGATCTTAGAGGCTCAATTCCATAACGTGATTCCTGAATTCCAAGGCTTGTTTGGTATGCCTAACTTGAACAAGTTAAACATTATCCTAAACATTCCTGAGTATCGTGAAAACGCTAAACTCAGCATTGCTCAACAACAGGATGCAGATGGCAACATGGTACCTTGTGGTATCAACTTTGAAAACAAAGATGGTGACTTTAAGAACAGTTTTAGGTTTATGGTAGCCAGCGTAGTAAATGAACAACTTAAATCTGTTAAGTTTCGTGGTGCTACGTGGGATGTTGAAATAGCCCCAACTGTACAGGCTATTCAGCGTATGCGATTCCAAACTCAAGCTAACAGCGAAGAATCTACTTTCGTAGCCAAAACTAATAACGGCAACCTAGAGTTTCACTTTGGTGTAGCTAGTACCCATGCTGGTAACTTTGTGTTTCATCAAGGCACTAATGGTAAATTAGCAGTAGAGCGCTATTGGCCTGTCACAGTGTTTAACACTATCCTAGCATTGCCTGGAGACAAAATGGTTAGGTTTGCCGATCAGGGTGCTGCACAAATCACTGTTGATTCAGGCATGGCTACTTATAACTACACTATTCCTGCACTGACAAAATGATTAAAACGCTTACAACACACGATCCCTACCTTGTAATAGAGGGTGGCTACAATTCTTCTCCATACATTAGTCCAGGTGCCGGTGGTTCGGGACACCTTAGATGGAACAGCAGTATGCAGGAAATGGAAGTAAATGATGGTGTTACTTGGCGTAGTCTGGGGTCTAATGCAACCACAATCTATCTAGCCGAGGACGCTAAAAATGCAATTGGTTGGGCACTTAAGAAGATGCAGGAAGAACGTGACCTAGAACAGCGTATTCAACGCCATCCCGGCTTGCGTGATACCTGGGAAAAGTTCAAAATAATGGAAGCACTATGTCAGGAAGAAGATGCAAGACAACCTAACAGCTAAACAAAACGATTACGCAGTATTCCTGCCAGCTATCTCTGGATTCTACGCCACCTTTATTGGTCGCCAGCGTAATGAACAATATGTAGATCCTGCTCGCTTTCCACCTGGACTCACCGACATGGAACAACTAAACTGGCTCAACAGCCAGAAATCCTTGTTCCCGTATAAGTGGAGTCTGTACTCAGGCGGACATGCCAATCTTGATCTAAGCAAACAAGATTGGTCCGAGGACATGGTGCGTAATCGTGAACCCGGCTCTTTCATACTAGGTGACTCTGGTGGATTCCAAATTGCTAAAGGTGTATGGGAAGGCGACTGGCGTGCTAACTCGGGCTGCCCTAGAGCACAAGAAAAACGTGAACTAGTTCTAAAGTGGTTAGACGGTATAGCCGATTATGGCATGATCATGGATATCCCCACTTGGACACCTATGGTGCCCGGCGCTACTAAGAAAACTTGTATTGCTAACTATCAAGATGCAGTTGACGCTACCAAATTCAACAATGACTACTTTATAAATAATCGACGCGGTGTAGCTGATGGTGGTACTAGATTCCTGAATGTATTACAAGGTGCCAATCATGCTGACGCAGATTCATGGTATGATACCATGAAGCACTATTCCGATCCCAAACGATACCCCGGTAGACATTTTGATGGTTGGGGTATGGGTGGACAGAACATGTGTGATGTACATCTAGTATTGAAACGATTGGTTACACTAAAACATGATGGATTATTGCAGGAGGGTATACATGATTGGATGCACTTTTTGGGAACCAGTAAGTTGGAGTGGGCGGTATTACTTACAGTCATACAGCGAGCAGTACGCAGATACGCGAACCCAAACTTCACGATCAGCTTTGACTGTGCTAGTCCATTCTTGGCAACCGCCAACGGCCAGGTCTATTACGAAAACGTATTCCCCCATAATGACAAATGGAGTTATCGAATGGCGCCAAGTGCCGACGATAAAAAATATGCAACCGATACACGTCAGTGGAGTACTGGGGTACTAGCCGACGGCGTTCATACCAATTGGCAAGAAAGTCCCATTAGTCGGTTGTGGCGTATGCAGGATATATGCTACTATAAGCCCGGTGACCTTAACAAGAATGGCAAAGAAGGTGCTACTAGTTGGGACAGTTTTAGTTATTGTTTGTTGATGGGTCATAATGTTTGGATGCATCTTACCGCAGTACAAGAAGCTAATCGCAGACTGGATTCAGGAGAATATCCATCAATGTTGCGTGATCGTAAGCATGATTATGAAATGTTTGCTGATATTGTGGATCGTATATTTAGAGCACCTACATTATCTGCTGCAATGAGCATAATTGAAGATCCTAAATATGCTAGGAAATCTGGCTATTGGAACAAAATTATAGGTACTCGTGGTGTAAAAGGTGAAAATATTACCAGTTCAGAAGTTATGTTGCAACAGTTATATGACTTAGAACTTGCTGCACGAATGGAAAAAGTCAAGCGTGAACGCCCACAAGTAGATTTAGATAACCCACTTTTTGAGTTTTAATTATGGACAGACCCGGATTCAATGACGAGGTACCATTCTTCTATGGTACCGAAGTAGAACAAACACCGGCATTCGGTAAACGGACCTTGTTTGTGGTAGGCGTACAATCAATTAATCGAATCGCAGAACATGTCATAGGATGTGATCATATTTACTTTGGTGCTAATATGAGCTTTCCTAGACGCCCTACCTATCAGGAATACCGACCTTGGCATGATATGATTGAGTATTTCCTAGAACGTGATTACTGGTGTACCCTAGACATGGATGTCGATAGTATGGGCGAATTCCATGACGGAAATCTATGCGAATATCGTAGATTTATTCCTATGATTAGTGTTAAACTACCATATATTAACTTACTTAATTATAATGCGGTACTAAAAATAGATGACCGTGACTTTGAATCAACTAACCCAGGAGTATGGTGCCACCGTGTACACAAACTTACAAACCCAGAATCCTTCACCGACTGGGATCAATACAAAAATGACTCAATCGCCTAAACCGCGTGTCAAAAAAATTAAATCACGCTTGGTAGGTAAAAAAGTCAGTCTCAAGCCTGTTCAACGTGCTAGAGAATTAGAAGA